TAATGTGCGATAATGATTTATATTATGATGGAGGTGCCCCATGGCCCGAAGAAAGTTGACAGCAGAAGAGATGGAAGCTAAGGTCGCTAAGATGAAAGCCACCAAGGCTGCTAACAAAGCAAAGGCCTTAGAGAAGCTAGGCCTAGCCAAGTACGATCGTTCTACTAAGCCTCGCAAGAAACGTAAGATGACTGATGAGCAAAAAGTTGCTGCAGCAGAACGTCTAGCAAAAGCTCGTGAGGCAAAGAAGCCAGCAGCAATGCTAACTATTCATGAATCGCTTCGTGACATTCCTGACACTGATCCCTTTGCGCCAGCTCGTGTCCGAGGTTGGATTAAGAATCAAAGCCTGATGTTGAAGTCTATGAGGTCTATGAAAGACTCTAAGGATCCAAAAGAACGGGCTGCATATATTGATACAGAAGTGTATCTTGCAAATCTTCAAGCGTATCTAAGAACAGGTACGTACATGGATAATCGTTGGGGAGCTGAACGTCAGCATAAAGTAACACCGAAGTGTGTAGCTATGGCCTACCACAAGGATGGAACACCCAAGCGCACAGTAGGCGTTTGGTATCCAGATACAGGAACTTATACAAAAGAAATGGAGCAGGATGGTGCTTGAATCAGATCAACTTCTTACGAAAACAAAGTTCACAAAACTAATTGAAGAACATGTAAAAAAGTATCGACATAGTTATATGGATGCTATAATACATACCTGTGATACCATTGACGTAGAGTTGGAGGATGTTCGTAAATTCATTTCTCCAACTATTAAAGATAAAGTTGAAGCTGAAGCGATGCGTTTAAATTTTATACCTAGGCAAAACACATTACCGGTTGAATAGATGATGACACCAAAAAAATTATTCTTAAAACGTAAAGATGTTCCTATACAATCTCTGCTAGACCTCAAAGCTGCTAATGCAGAAATAGTAGACGCAGAGGTCTATAGGAGCAACTTTAGGGGAACAGATCCAAATACAAGATCTACAAAACTTAAACTAATCGAACCGAAAGATTACCATGATATAAACCACCATCTTCTTAATATGATTAATGTGTGGGATGGATCTTTAGATCCCAACGATTATTTCGTAAAGGAATATAACTATTTAATATACAACAAAGGAGATCACTTTAAGAAACATCGAGATGTACTCAGTGACCCTAATGAAAAGTCACCCAGAGTGTTTTCTACTTCAACTATCATATCTTACTCAGAAGATTTTTCAGGAGGAGATTTTATAATTTGGTCTGGTGATGGATACAGAGACCCGGTCGAATTAGAACCTGGAGAGACAATATTTTTTGATTCTGAAACGTACCATCAAATCTCTCCAGTAAAGGAGGGCACCAGAGAAGTTTTGGTTGCCTGGATATACAAAAAGTAATATAATAATATACACAGCAATATAAGGAAATATATACATGTCATTCACAGCATTAAAAAATAATCGTACAGATCTGTCTAAGCTAGTTGAAGCAGCTAGTAGCGGACCTGGTGAAACTAAAAACGATAGTCGTAACGACGAACGCTTTTGGACCCCTACTAGAGACAAAGCAGGCAATGGGTATGCGGTTATTCGTTTTCTACCTGGTGATGCTGAGGCACCTACTCCTTGGGTACGCTACTGGTCTCATTTCTTCAAAGGCCCTACAGGGCAGTGGTATGTGGAGAAATCCTTGACGTCCATTGGCAAACCAGATCCTCTATCTGAAGCTAACTCTAAGCTCTGGAATGAAGATGGCTCTGAAGAAGCTAAACGTCTTGTACGTGAACGCAAACGTGCGTTGAGCTATGTAGCTAATGTACTAATCATCTCAGATCCGTCTGCACCAGAGAACGAAGGACAGGTTAAGCTGTATCGTTTTGGTAAGAAAATTTTTGATAAGATTATGGACAGCATGCAACCTCAGTTCCCAGATGAGAAGCCTGTTAACCCATTTGACATGTGGCAAGGGGCTGACTTTACTGTTAAGATTCGTAAAGTAGAAGGATATCCTAATTACGATGCCTCGTCGTTTAAGTCTCCGTCTGCTATTAATTCTGACGACACTCTATTAGAAGAGATCTATAATAAGCAGTATGATTTGTCAGAGTGGTCAGATCCTAAGAACTTTAAAACATACGATGAGTTGAAAGCTCGTCTTGCTGTGGTCTTGGGAGAATCATCTATGCCTATGACAGCAAGAGTTATGAAAAGCTTAGATCAGACTAGTGATGTACCTGGATTTCCAGAGCAGCGAGCACCGGTAGGTACAAGTGCTCCAGAACCTACTATCACCACTGCAGAATCATCTATGGACGATGACGATACTATGAGCTATTTTGCTAAACTAGCAGCAGATGACTAAGTTACACAATTAAATAAAAAAAGGGGCTCTCAAAGCCCCTTTTTACTTTCTAGATCTAGTCGCCAGTCCGATATTTAGCCCCCATATTATAATATCCCTGCATATCACTTATAAATTCAACATTAGTCTTATCTGTGGTCTCTCCAATAGGCGCTATTCCAGTTCCAGGAGGTCCATTGGCTCCGGCATTGCCAAAGTTGCTCATAGTTTCCGCAGCTTTTTGAACCGCAGCGGCTGCTTGTTCGTTAGCTGCAGCTATACCAAGCAATATTTGATATTGTGCGTCCGTCGATTCTTGATTATTTAAAACCCTTGCGTCTCCAAACTCGTTAAAGGTTACAAGGCGACCATTTTTGTCTCTGATTACACGTTTATTAGGATCAGCACTTGTATTGAATTCACTATCAAAGCTCGGAACTACGGTCTCAGATTGCATTTTTGCTACAGCGTCTTTGGCCCAATCGGGTAGCATATCCATTAATTTATTACTAAAGTTAGCAGCGACAGAACGTATATCAGGGATGAAACTTTTGATCCATGCCCACACATCAGTCACCCAATCCTTAAGATATTGACCAACGCCACTGATTCCTTTACCAACTTTTTTCCACCCTTCATCTAAAGTTCCCATAGGATCTTTAAAGAATTTTGCAATCCAATTGATAGCGCCCTGAAAAAAGTCATATGGGACTTGAACTATACTTTGGATTAGATTTTCAAAACTAAATTTTTCAATTACAGATGTAATTTGACTTGGTAAGCTATCTGGGTCTACTATTACATTACCGTCCTTATCAGACTCTAATCCAAAGAACTTTTTCATAGCCCATGTCACACCTTTCTTCAACAAGTCCAAAGGTGCCCCGAAAAAGTTTCCTACAAAAGTACTAATACCCTTACCTATATTAGAAATAATACCATCTTCATCAGGACCATTTAAAAAAGCTTGAACACCTTTCCATGCAGAAAAGAAGAAACCTAATGGCTTGAGAATAGTTCCAACTACCTTTAAAAATCCACCTGCTGCGCCTCCTGCACCTTTAAATAGTCCTGATATATTCTGCCACAATTTACCTTTAAAAAGTTCACCCAATTTCTCGCTACCTCGGACAATGGGTCTAAAAAGTGATCTAATTTGGATTGCTACACGACCTACTAAGTTTTGTTGACTTAAAAACTTTTGCCATGCAGGCGTAGTTATCAATTTACCATCAGCACCTATTCCAAACACTCTCAGAGTTCTAAGTCTAAGTGCATTCATTCTCATTCTAATTTGTGAAGTGATAGTAGGTGTCTTTGTAAATCTACCAAGAGCATCTCTGGAAAGAACACCTTGTGGAGTTAGTCCAAAGATTCTGAATACAGAGTTTCTAATTGTAGTGATACCGTTTTGAATAGATAAAGGAATAGACTTTTCTAAAAGAGTTTTCATACTTTTAATGGCTTTGAGTTCCCATCCTCTCAATCCAACCATAGCTGCACCAAACGCTACAATACCAGCTGTCAATGGTCTGAGCAAACCTCCAAGACCTCCAAGATTTAAACCAGGAAATATCCCTCTAGAGCTAGTAGATGAGCTACTAGAACCACTACCAGAAGCTCTACTAACCTGCTTCTTTCCTTCTCTTCGTTCTTCCTCTTTATCAAGTAAGCTCCTTGTAAAGAGTTTGACCATTTTCTCAATTGAAACGCCAACATCATCAACAGCAACTATTAGAGTTTTATCACCAGCCACCTGCGATTTCTTATTCTCTAACAGTTGCTTTTTTATCTCGTTTAAAGTTGTTTCAGCCATGATTCATCCCTTGTCGGTCAGCTTCTTCTTTTTGTTCTTTCATTTGATCCCGCAACATTTGTAAGTAAATATCTCTTTCCCACGGCATCATATTTTCAACGTCAAATAAAGAATAATGATGGTTCTGTATTAACTGAAAGTTAACTTGATAGTAGTTAACTAAACTATCATGAGAAAGAGATACTAAAAAAAATCATTAATTCCTTGTAACGTATATTCATTTTCCAAACTACACTCTTCACATATCCATTGTGTTGTATGTTCCATCTTTGGCATTGCATCAAGAAAGTCTCTAATCCCTTCAAACTGCTTAGACGACAAAGACTCAATAAAACTTGACTGCTCTTCATATGATTCATCCTGAAAATCAATCCGTTCATCTTCTGTATGCACAGCCTCAATACACTTGGCAATAATTAGGAATGTCTGCTCTGTAGAAGATTCTGCTCCTTTTACTGAGCTATCAAGCATTGCAGTGTATGTTGGCCATCTCATTTCAATACTAATCTGATCAGATAGTTCGATCATATTAGATACTTTCGGAACATCAATCTTAACATCATCCAGTTTAACTGATACAGCTGTTTGATGTTCACATTCTTTACATGCCATATTCAGTTCGATACTTTCACCAACTGACTTAGCTCTGATCTGAATAAACATATATTCAACATCAAATGTTGTCAGCTTACTAATCTTAATATTATCATCTACACAAGCTGCAATCGTGTCTGTGATAGCTCCAAGTACTTGAGCCTCATCTTGACTCTCCATTGCCATCATCAAAACTTTTTCTTCTTTAACAAGATAAGGTCTGAACCTTACTGCTTTTTGTGTAGATGGTATAACTAATTCATACTTTGGCGAATCATTTAATTTAGGTAGTGCCATTCATTTCATCCTTAAAGTAAATTATCAATATATCCTACAATTGTTGAACTTATTTTTGTTGCAATTGCATCTCTTACGTTAGAAGGAGATAAAACAAAAGGACTTGTCCAATTGGTATATGATAGCTGAATATTCAATTCAGTTACTCCATCTAGTTCGTTATTTAGCTGGATAGCATTTACCGTTGTAGGAAATGCATCAATCAGTTTACATCTATAGACGACCAAATCATTTAACTGATCTGATAGACCAAATATGTTTTGTACTATTTCAAAATCGTTAAGTCTAGGAAAAAACTTCTTGATTCCGTTGTCTGAGATCTTTTCTGTAAATCTCCTAGGTAGCCTTTGTACCTTTTTGAACTGTTCAATCTCTACATCTCTTGAATATCCACCGGGACCTCTTTGATAGCTAATCTGATAGTCATTTTGATTAACTGCTAGGTTCTGCCAAGTCTCAAAATATTCTTTAACGCCATAATCATTTAATACTTGAAAGGTCAAACTGACATCTGTTACAGCATATCCATAAGGAACTTTTATATTCTGAAGCCCCACTCGTCTTTCGTTTGTAATAATTTGTCTACCAGGCAATTGCACATCTTTACAAAGAATGTTCATCTCTTCTGATGTACCACCAGGTAAAGAAGGAAGTTTAACTCTAAAGAGATTAGTACGTGCAATACCACCTTTATTACTAATTAAACTTTTAAATTGATCGATTGACTGAACCATTAAATTTTCTTTCTAGAATCAGTATAAACTTGCCTTGCAGAGCTTTTCTGCCAATCAGCCGTAGGTAGAAATGTAGCTAT